ATATATCATATCTTACTACAGTAGGTAAAGTTCTAGCTCTTGGTGATTTAGCTTATCTGGATAAAGATAAGTTTCCTGCTGGAGCATGGTGTAGTATAGGAGATTATGTGTGTTACGGTAAACATGCGGGTACAAAGCTTTTTTATAAAGGTGTAAGATTAATTTTACTGTTTGATGATCAAATTACCATGAGAGTTGAAGATCCAAAAGATCTAGATCCTACATTTAATTTGGGAAATCGTTAATTTTATGGTATAATATAGTTACGTTAAATCGTTGAACTCGTAGACAACGGAGGTTATAATGAATGAAGAAAAAGAAGAATGGGGAAATATAGAAATCCCGAATGAAGAGCAGAAAGAAATTGAATTTGAAATAGAAGAGGAAGCTGAACCAGAACAAAAGGCAGAACCTCAGAAAGAAGAGAAGCCACCAGAGTTAGATGGTATCGAAACAAAGGGTGCTGAAAAAAGAATAAGACAATTAATAAGACAAAGAAAAGAAAGAGATGAACAGATTACTGCTCTCATCCAAAAAAATGAGGAACTTTCAGGAAGCCTCAGAACAAAAGATAAGGAAGTAACTCAAGTTAATAAATTAAGTCTTGATGCTTCTGAGAAACAATTAACTGATAAACTTGAGCTTGCCAGAACAGTTTATATGGAAGCTTTTGAAGAAGGAGAAAAAGAAAAGCTTTTAAAAGCACAAGAGATGTTGAATGAGGCACAGACAGATCTGAAGGCAGTATCTTCTGCTAAACGAAATTATGAAGAAATAGAAGAAGTTGCTCCAGTACAACCTCAACATCAACCTCTTCCTCAACAAACTACTGATCCTAGAGCCGAAGAATGGGCTTCAAAGAATAGTTGGTTTGGACAGGATAATATAAAGACTGCTGCTGCATTGGCTATAGATGCAGAACTTAAAAGCGAAGGATATGATCCTACTGACAATGATTTTTATCAGGAAATTGATAATAGATTAAATAAGGCTTTCAATCAAGAAAGTCAGGAACGTGTGCAGGAAAATCCGTCAACACCTGCTCAAGTAGTATCGGGGGCTTCACGTTTGTCTCCATCCAATTCTAGTAAAGTTAAACTATCTAAAGAAGATGTAAGACTTGCACAGAAATGGAATATACCACTTGAACAGTATGCTGCCGAAAAGCTGAAGGTTTCAGATGCTGATGGCAACTATACTAATATCACTTAAACGTGGAGGAATGAAATATGACAACACGAAATGAAACACGTAGTAATACTAATCGGGAAGCTAAAACAAGAGAAGAAGAATATGTCTTTGAGGAGCCAGATGCCCTTTCTGTACCAGATTCGGTACAAGCAAGATTTGACGCAGAGGATATGTCTTTACGTTGGATACGCATATCTGTAAAAGGACAAGATGACATCACTAATGTTGGTAAGAACCAGCAACAGGGATGGGTCTTCGTAACTCCTGATGAAGTTCCTGAAATGGCAATTACATCCTTCGTAAGGGAAGATGGTCGTTACCAAGGTGCAGTCTGTCGTGGAGATGTAGCTTTGGCTAAGAAACCAACTGCCAAGGTAAAGGCCAGACAGAAATTCTATGAGAAGAAGGCCAATGATATGATGGATGCAGTTAATGCACAACTAATGAAAAGCTCTGATTCTCGTATGCCAATTTCTAATTCAAGTAAATCAGTAACAACCAGAGGTCGGCAACCTTCTTTTCAAGACTAGTCGATCTCTAAACTATAAGGAGATGAAACATGTCTACTACAAAAGCATTTCGTGGCTTCATCCCTGCTCGTATGAAAGGTGGTGCTTATAATAATGAGGCAGTGACGGATATGATCACACTAACCTCAACAGGACAAGCACAAACTCCTAGTAATAGTATTTTTACTGGTGATCCAGTAGTATTACCGGGAGCTAACTTTACAACTATATCTCCGTATATAGCAGCAACTCTTAAACCTTCAGGGGTTTTTATGGGTTGTCAGTATGTGGAAAATGGAGAGCAAAAGTTCTCCCGGTATTGGCCGGGTGGGACGAGTGCCACAGACGTTAAATTTTTTGTAATAACAAATCCTGATCAGACTTATTACATCCAATGTTCTTTATCTTTATCGGCTGCTGAAGCTGCTATTGTAAAGAACTACACAGCTACAGTTAGTTCTACTGCCTCTTCAGGTAGTACTGTTACTGGACAATCAAGCTATTACTTGCTTGCTGCTAGTGGTGCAGAAACTGAACTAGCTTGCCGTGTAATTGGTCGTGCTAAGTTTCCTGATGAGGGCAATGACGATGCATACCCAATCGTAGAGGTCTGGTTGAATACACACCGTGATCGTTACGTGACGGCTACGGCATCTACGGCTTAATAGGAGGGATTAATCATGGCTATAAATAGAGCTAGTATTAGCAAAGAACTCCTTCCGGGCCTAAATGCCATATTCGGAATGGAGTATGGAGAGGTAAATAATGAATTAGAACCTCTCTATGAAATTGAAAACTCAGATCGTGCATTTGAAGAAGAAGTACTTTTCACCAGCTTTGGTTCAGCACCAACGAAAGGTGAAGGGGCTGCTGTTTCGTATGATGATGCTCAGGAAAGCTACACAGCACGTTATACTGCTGAAACTGTAGCATTGGCTTTTGCCGTAACTGAAGAAGCAATGGAAGATAATCTTTATGATACCTTTGCTAAACTTCGGGCTAAAGGTCTAGCCAGAGCAATGGCTAATACGAAACAAGTTAAAGCTGCTAATGTTTTCAACAATGGTTTCAGTGATACTATTGGTGATGGACAGGCTTTCTTTTCAGGTTCACATCCAACTGTAGGTGATGGTAATCAGAGCAACTTAATTGCTGCATCTGATCTATCTGAAGCTACACTTGAAACTGCATTAACCAATGTACAGAAGATCAAAGATGATCGAGGTATCCTAATTGGTGCAAGTGCTGTTTCTCTGCATATTCCTGTAGACTCATGGGCAATTGCAGATCGTATTTTATCTAGCCCCGGCAACACTCAAACGAGTCAAGCTGCTGCTAATCCAAATACGAATGCAATTAATGCTACTCGTCACTTGGGTATGCTACCTGACGGCTATCATATCAACCGAAGGTTCTCTGATACAACTTCTTGGTTTATCAAGACTGACGTACCAAACGGAACTAAAATGTTTGTACGTTCACCTCTTCAAACTAAGATGGAACCTGACTTTGATACTGGTAATCTTCGATTTAAGGCAAGGGAACGATATAGTTTCGGTGTCTCAGATTGGAGAGGATGGTTCGGTAGTCAAGGATCATAAGTCTAACTGTGGGGAAGTGGCTCTAGTCACTTCCCTACTACTATAAGGAGCAGATATGACTACAAACGTAAAAGTAGCACAAAATGTAAGTAGTGATGGAGCAATCATAACAGGCTTTCGTTATATTGATACCAACACAACTTTAGGAGATGAGGGAACTGGTTCTGATCCTTCTCCATCTACAACCCGTGTTCTTGCTATTCATACTTATTCAACTCTTGCAGGTGAGATTGTTCTGTCAGGATCAAAACAGATTACAAATAAATCAGCTAAAGGAACAGCTATTCGTTACCGTGTAGGAGCAACTGATTCTAATGATCAGTATATAGGAGATATGGGAGTAGGAGTTTTTGGTATTGTTAGTGTAGCCACTTCTGGAACAGGAACGATGGCTCCAACAATTACATTGTATCTAGGCTAACAATGCCTAATTTTGCATATTTAAAAACAGATTTAATTAATACGACTGAGAACGACTCTACTGAATTTTCCTCTCAAGTTTCGGCTTTTGTAAAGAAAACAGAATTTCGTATGGTTAAAGATCTGGATGACTCTGGACTAGATGAGTATACTAATATATCGGTATCATCTGGCAATGCTGGTACTGTGTCTTTAAATGATAGAGTTCGTATTGTTCGTAATGTAAACTTTAAGGTAAGTACAGGGACAACTGTAACAAACTTACTTCAAAGAACAGTAGAGTATGTTAATGATTACTGGCCTGTTAGTGCATCTACAGGTACACCTAGATACTATACAAGAAAAAATAATTCTAGTATTAAGATAGTACCCACACCAGTTTCAGCACTTACAGTAGAAATACAATCACAATCTCAGCCACTACCTCTAGCTTCTGCTACAGGTACAAGTGTAACAACCCAAAATTATTTTAGTGATTATTGTTATCAAGCTCTCTTTGCAGGATGCATGGTAGAAGCTACAATGTATATGAAAGATTGGAATACACTTCCAGTATGGCAGAACGAATATCAAACAGCTATAGCAACATTACGTAATCAGGCTAGAAGGACTCGACAGGATGATATGGCAGTTGCAGCTTCTCCTGCTGGCGGTCCCGATACAATCACTCAAGGGGCAAGTTAATGGTTAATAGAGCTAGTATTAGACAAGAGATTATGAAGCCGGGATTAAAAAAAGGCGGTAGAATTAAAAAGAAAAAGAAATTAAATATTAAGAAGGCTATTAAAAAACCGGGATCATTACGTAAGTCTCTAGGTATTAAGAAGGGAAAGACTATCCCTAAGTCAGTTTTAAATAAGGCAGCTAAAGCTCCCGGTAAATTAGGACAAAGAGCTAGGTTTGCCAAGAAATTAAAGAAATTAAGATCAAAGAAAAGGAGAGGTTAAAATGGGATTAGGACCACATACATTATTAAAGTATCCACCAGATCTGAAAAAGATACTAGGTAAGCCTACAGGTCAAGGATATGGTGCAGCTAGAAAGGGACCAGATGTTGTAGGTCCACCACAGGATGTTGTTGTTGAGGAGGATTATGAACAAGGAAAAGCTTTTAAAATAGATACCTCTGATAAAGACAGTACATATGGGGAGGCTTAATTATGTCAGTACGACCACCTACTTCACAAAGAAAAACAGGACAATTTAGTTCTAGGGCTGAAAAAATAAAAGCTCTCAAAGAACGATCAAGGAAATTAAATCCTTTATCTCCTACCAGAAAAAAAATAATGCAGCAGATAAAAAAGTTAGAGGCAGCATCTAAACCAGTGCCTAAAAAATTTACATATACTGGAAAAAAAATAGGAGATAAGAAGACAAAAACAGGACAATTTAAAGAAAAAACTCCTAAAGTTAAAACTCCTCTCTTTAAATTAAAGGATGATCCAAGTAAAAGATTAAGAGAAAAAAGATTAGCTGAAGAAAAAGCTAACAGAGAAAAAGTTAGATTAGCTAAAGGAAGAAAGGCTTCTGAGAAATTACAAGATATTCCTCCTATTAAAAAAGTAGACAGAGGTAAACCCGGAAGAACTATAGGAAAGCAAGTAGGAAAAAGTAGAACAGCAGTAAAGGGAAAAGTTGATCCATTAGCTGTTAAAGATAAGTCTATGACTAAAAAGAAAATATCACCTGTAGATAAATCTCCTAAAACCTATGGAGGTAAATTTACTACTAAAACTAAACCAAAAATAGTAGCTGCTAAAAAGAAACCTAAGAATAGATTAGAGATACTTAAAGAGAGAAGTAAAACAACATCTACTCAAAAAACAGATTATATAAATCCTAGAGATCCAAAAAGACTAGAAAAAATACAAAAAAGAAAATTAGGTAGAACAGCAGTAAGTGATATGCTGAAGGCAAGGCAAGCAAAACCTACTAGTAAAGATATTACGTCTGGTAGAGATGCAGAGGCAAAGAGAAAGGCAGCTAAAGCTAAACAACAAGCAAGTCGTGCTAAAACACGTACTGGAACATTTAAAGATCTTTATAAAGGTCAAAAAGATAAAAGACCTGCTACAGCAGTATCTAAAGCTAGAACATTTAAAGATCCTTATAAAGATCAGAAAGATAGAAAACTTGGTACAGCAGTACCTGTAAGGAAAAAGGTAGTTAAAAAGGCAGTTAAACAGAAAGTTCCTTCTAAATTAATAACAACACCTAAAACTAAAACATTTACAGATCCTTATAAAGATCAGAAAGATAGAAAACTTGGTACAGCAGTACCTGTTAAAACACCTGTAAGTAAAGTAGTACCAAAAAAACCTATGGGTAAGGCTATGTCAGATAGACCTGAAGGCCGGAGTCAAAGAAAAGATTACGACCACTTTCTTAAAAGTAGAGGTGGTATAGAAGGATTTCAGTTTAATTTATTTGGTAAAAATAAAACAGTTGCAGAAGCAAGTAAAGCAGCTAAAGAAGCTTATGATGAAGAACAACGGGATCGTAAAAAAATATCACAACAGGATTTCTATCAGTACGGAGAAGGCCGAAGATCTCAACTTAAAAAAGGTGGTATGGTTAAAAGAAATAAAGGTGGGGCTGTAAGAGGCGTAGGTCAGGCTCTTAGAGGATTTGGTAATAATTCTAGATATTCTAATAAAATGTATTAGGGAGGATTAAGATGGCAGGAATGACAAGAGTGGGACTTTATCCAGCAGAAATGGCAAGGGCTGGTACAATGTCCGAAGAAGATCGTCTTCGTTATATGAAGAAGGGTGGTAAAATCGGAAAGAAAAAGAAAAAGAAACAAGGATATAAAGCCCGTAAAGATGAATCGATTGCGATGAGAGTCAAGAAGAAACGAACCAAGAAACAACTCAAGGCAAGTCGAGATGAATCCTACGGTAAGTGGGGTAAAGGTAAAGGTAAAGGAAAGATCAATCGTTCTGGAGATGCTTTAGTTGCTGCTCAATACGATTAATAAAGAACTTTATGAGAAGTCTGTACGAGAAGGTTTTGATGATTATTCATTAATAGATTATAGTATTCCTAAAGTTAATCGAGAAAACTATAAAACTTTTAATGAATATTTTCAAGATCTTTCTAATTATATTTATGTAAAATATAGGTATACTTATGGTAGTAAATATAAGAAAAATAAATGACCAATGAATGTATACATTGTGAGCATCCTTGTCACTGTGATATGATGTGTTCTTTTCATGATGGTGAAGATATGTGTAAATGTGATGAATGTAATTGCAGACCCTCCGATTGGGGAGAACCGACAATAGATATGGAGTAAAAATATGATCATGAATTTTAAACATTTAAGAGATGTAAAATTAAATTATATGAGACATTTAATATTTACATGGGTTGAAAGTATAAGAGGAACACTGGTCATGATTGGATTAATTATACATGGAGTATTTCCTTTTATTT